AAGTCGTCTTCGTCGTCGCCACCAAAGGCGTCAAACTCATCGGCACTAACGCCGCCATCCCCGAACGGTTCGCCATCGCGGCAGAACTGCACACCGTCGAGCTGGGCGTTGATGCGCTTGCCCCACGTGTTATTCTGGGCCCACAAGCTAATAATTGCGTTCACATACGCACCAGCGTAAGGCTTGCCGTCTTCCTCGGTCAGTGGTGACTTATCGCGGTCAATCACCAATGGGCGTTTCTTAGTCGAAGCCTTGATGGTGTATTTGCCATCGAACTCTGGGCGACCTAAATCATCCCCGTCCTTCAAGCAAATCTTATCCGCTGCGATTTTACCTTTAAGCTCGGTTTTCATCAGCGTGTCGATATGCTTTTTCAACTGCGCAATGGCTTCGGCGTGCTCATCTTTATCGAGAATAAAAGTCGCTTCAAACTTACCAGTGGGCTCACCGCCAAATGAAGCCATTTTGAATAGTGAAGGGAAGGATAAACGAACATTTGCTAGTTTAATTTTTGACATTTTTATACTCCTGCATTTTAGCGTTAAGGTTGAGCTGCCATTTCTGGCAGTGAGTTAAGCATAACTTAACTTGTTATGGTTGGCAACTTATTTTTACAGTTTTCAAAGTGCCACCGTTTCATAATGCTCCCACCTCCTTCTTTGCCGCAATGCGGACATTTTACTTTCTTATCCGCAACACCTTTATTGTGCGGGATGTTACCCAAAAGGCTTTTGGATATTTTCTCTCGCGTCGATTTTGAAACGCTATGCCCTTTCAAAGACATACTTATGTTTTTACTCCATTCGGCGTCCCTCTTTCTTTTAGAAAGCGCACGCAATACCTTTTCCCTATGTTCGGCACTTAGAACCTTACCCGTATGGGCTTTAGAAAGTTTTTCACGATGTTCCCGAGAATGACTCACACCTTCATTCCAAGGCCTTAGATCTGAAGAGTATCTGGCTCTTAGATATTGGGAGTGTTCTTTTGCAAACCTTTCTCTTAAAAATGCATATTTTTTAGAAGAGCAGCTGCTAACTCTGTTTCGCATAAGGTTTAGCGCGTGCCACATTAAACCTCCGTGCATTTTAGCTAGAAGTAGGTGCGCGAAGAAATGCTCTTTTGCTGACAAAGCAATAATGTTTGATTTGTCGTCCGAACCCCCAAGCGACCTCGGAACTATGTGATGTTTCTCAAAATATCCGTCGGGTTTTGGTCTGTTTAGACGCGACTTTATAAAGTCGTCATATATTTTTCGGTAATTCATAAGCGGGTCGCCTTTTTAATAACCTGCTTATTATAACAACCCGCTTATCAGGCGTCAACTGATATCGTCAAAATCGTCTTCGCTCGCCCCGATGGCGGGGCGCTTGTCCGACTCGGGAACAATGACAGGTTTACCCCTGGGCTTTGTTACCAGATTGGCTATGTCGCCCGAACGCTTTTTGCCAAGCGCCTTTTCGGCCTTTGCCACGCTCAACAACTTGCTCTCGTATGCGTCGTCACCCAGCAATTCCACCAAAATCTGCTCGGCAACAGCATCGTCACCCCACTGCCGCAAGCTGCGACCTTCGACTAGCTTAAAGCCCGGGAACGCTTCGCCGCGCTCGAGCTTCTGGAAGGCGTGTTGCTCGACAGCATCGAACCATGACAGCACCAGCTTTTTGGCAGATAGCGCTTCCGCTAGTCGCTCATCGCTTAACGTGTCGGGGTTGTCGGCAGCGTCCATGTTGTCAAAGTCTGTGGCAATGACCTTGTGGGCCAGATCCATCAGCGCCGGACAGGTGGGCATTGCTTTGCAGAACTTGCACTGCTCATCACCTGGTACGCGCTGCGGCGAATCGGATAGTGCCTCGTTGGCTCGTTCGCTTAACCACTCGCCCCACTTCATCAGCTCAGCGCGGTCAAGCTCCCACTCACTTATGGAGTCTTACGTGGCTGCACAATGCAGATGACGACCTTTTCTATCTCGGCAATGTACTCATAATCAGACATAGCGCCAAGGGCGTACAGAAGCCCCTGTGTATTCTCGAAGGCGTCAACCTGCACACCCTTGCCGTACTTCAGATCAATGACGCGCAGCGTATTGCCATCCAGTACCAGCGCATCAGCCGTGCCGAATCCACCGGGCACCCACTCAGAGAAGTCAACCAGCTGCTCGTACTCATGCTGGCCGCTGTGGCTTTTGACGTAATCAACGTACTGCTGCACATAGTCGGCCATCTCCTGATCGACGGTGTACGCGTTGCTTTCAATCAGGCGCTTGCCGATCCAGTCGTGGCACGCGCCGCCGTGGGTTAGCACCAGCTCGGCCAGTTCATGCGCGGCAGTCCCTTCGTCCGCTGCGATGCTTGATCTATCGGCTATGCCCTCTTCGGCCTTTACGCTGCCTGGGCAGTGCGCCCAACGGTGCGACCCGCTGGCGCTGAGTTTTGCATGGGCTGTCATTGCAGGGCCTCCAAGCTGGTCTTTAGCGCGGCAAGGTCTGATTCAGCAACGTCTTTGAGTGTCGAGGCATTGCCGAACGCGGCAATGGCGTCTTTTACTGCCGCCTTTTTACTGCGGTCTTTGCGCACGATAGCCATGCACAGGTCTTGCAGGTCATCGCGGTTAACCTTGACCGCCTCGGGCTTCGCCGGCTGATCCTTAATCGGATCGACGACTGACTCAGGTTTGGCCTCGACGGGCGCAGCGGTTGGCGCGGGGGCGCTGCGCATAGCGCCTGTCAGTTCGACGATTACGGCGCGCAGTTCCGACAGTTCGGCTTTCAGTTCTTCTAGTTTAGTTTCCAGCATTTTTCGTTTCCTCTTTGCGTTTGTTGGAGGTGATAGTATAAGCTGTGCTTAACAACCAGTCAAGACAACCGAGGAAAACCAGCATGATAAAAATGGTCGTTGAGTATTTCGGCGGCGTAGCCGAGACGGCCAGGCTGTTGGGCGTAAGCCAGCCAGCTGTTAGCCAGTGGCTCAAGCACAACCGAATCCCACCAGCAAGGGCCGTGCAGATAGAAGTGCTCACCAAGGGCAAGTTCAAGGCAGCGGATATTCTGCAAGGGGGTAAGGATGGCGGCCGTTGATTTGCAGGTGTTCCCTGTTCGCACGTTCCACGATACGCAAAAGGGCAAATGGCAGAAGGTGCCCGCGATCCCAAAAGGCGAGGACTGGAAATCTTACAAGGCCGAGGCCCATGTGATTGCGCACGCCGCGAACATCGGCGTAGTCATTCCCGATGGCCGGGTGGTCATTGACTTGGACGTGTACAAGGGCGTCACTCGCCAGGTTGTCGATGCTGCCCTGGGCGTCGCGCTGGATTGGGAGTCCGCGCAGCTACAGCGCACGGTGTCGGGAGGTGAGCATTATTGCTTTACCTTGCCGGAAGGCGCTACTGTGCCCCAGGGCAGTAATCTACTAGGCGTTGACGGCTTAGACACTCGCTGCGCCGGTAGGGGTTGGATTTGCACAGGCGAAGGTTACACCGATCTGACGATGATCGGGATGCCAGAGGCTGTTGCCGAAGAGGACTTCCCCGAGCTACCAATCGTAGCAGTCGAACGCCTAAATGCTGGCATGGTCATCAGTGACGGCGCGGGCGTGTCGGATTTGGAGCAGGCGATAAATCACCAACCGCTTGACGACCTGACGCTTGAGCAGATGTGGCACTACCTGCAAAAGTTACCACTGTCCGATCTTGAGGCTTACGACCCTTGGGCTAAAGCGGGCATGGCCGTACACCATCAGACGGGTGGCAGTAACGACGGCTTCAAGCTGTGGGTTAAATGGTCAAGGGGGTCGAGCCATTTTGACATTGAAGAATGCCGCAAAAAGTGGCCCAGTTTCGGAAAGCGCGAATACATCGCCAAGCCCACCCGCTTTGATTACGTTATACACCGCGCCGGTGGTCGCCAGGCTATCGCTGCCGACATTGCCGAGTCGTGGGCGACCAAGGGTGCAGATGTAACCAACGCGGACGAGTACGAGGCGTTAAAGGCCAAGCTGCGTAAGGTGCCACTAAGCACGCTCGCGAAGGATCAGAGACAGCGCATAGCAAAAGAAGTGTATGACAGCTACGGCAAGGATGTGGGCGTCACCAAGTCGGCCATTGTTGACGCTATCATGCCGCCGAAAAACAAAGGCGTTTTTGTTGACGAAACTGATAGGCCCGAATGGGTGGACGAATGGGTGTATGTCGAAGAGGCGTGCGAGTTCGCCAGCACCCGGCTAAATTACTCAATCAAGCGAGAAGCGTTTAACGCCAAGTTTGACCGTATGGAAGAGGTTGTTGTCGCAGAAAAACCCGCTTCGACCTTTGCGCTGGTGGATTGCAAGATACCCACTGTGGTCAACAGCATATTCTGGCCCGGCGCTGACTTGATTATCGAGTACCAAGGCAAGCCCATGCTCAACATCTACCGCAAGCAGGGCGTACCGCCAGCAGAGGCTTTGGATGAGGAAGGACGGGCTGTTGTTGACAGGTTGCTCAAGCATATTGCGTTTACGCTTGAGGATGAGCGCGAACAGACTATTTTGCTTGACTGGCTGACGTTCGTTTACCAGAACCCAGGCCAGCGCGTTAATTGGGCAATGCTGTTGCAAGGTGCGCAGGGCACCGGCAAAAGCTATTTCGCCGTGATGCTACAGGCACTGATGGGTGATCTGGTGACCAACCTCGACCCCGCTGCAATTGCTGGCCGGTTCACCTCATGGGCGTTCGGATCGCTGGTTGTTGTGGTTGAAGAGGTGCGAATCAGTGGGCAGAACAAATATGAGGTGATGGACAGGACGAAGCCCTTCATATCGAACCCCACAATTCAGATTGAGGAAAAGGGCCGCGATCACCGCACAGTGCCCAACTTCACCAGCTATTTCATGTTGACCAACCATAAGGACGCATTGCCCCTGGCAGCAGGCGACCGGCGCTACTGTGTCATGTTCTCCAGGGTGCAAAGCGAAGAGCAGCTATATCGAGAGCTGGGCGGCAAGGTTGGGGCAGAAAACTACTTTGATGCGCTGTTTGGTGACCTTGAGGCGCGCCCGGATGCCGTGGCGCACTTCTTTGCCAATCGCCAGATCAGTGACCACTTCAGTCCGCGTGGCCGCGCACCTGAGACACGCGCTAAGCAGATGATGATGGACGTAGGTATGTCACCTGAGCGGCTGACGTTGGAAGACGCCATTGCGCAGTTTGAATGCCCAGTCATTAATGAGCGAATCCTTGACGTGACCTGGCTGAATGCACTTTGCGGCGCTGAGGGCATCGAGCTACCGAAGACAAGGGCTATCAGTGCCATATTGCTTGAGATGGGATATGAGCAAATCGAGGGCAAGCGGGTGAAGGTGCAGAAAACTGGGAAGTATCATTATTTGTGGCACAAGGCCGATATGGTTAGCGCGGCAGATGCCAGGGCGGATGCAAAAGCGTTTCACGATGACCCCGATTTTGTTCCGTTTTGAAGAAAAAGGGGCTTAAAGCCCCTTTATTCTTTCCACAGCTTCTTGCGCAGTGACCAGAAACGAGTTGTACCGGACGTACTGAAAAACACCATCCTTATCCTTATACCTGACCGACTCGTCATAGCAAAGATTGGATAAAGTGTAACCAAGGGTCTTGCTTGGAACATCGCCGCCAAGGTGTTTGTTTATAGCAGTCGCGTTTACACAAGAATCGTCATAGCCCAGATCCGCTATTGCGGTTTTTATAAGGCTTGGGTCAAAAGCCGATCTGAGCACCTTTCTTTTTTCGACAGGCTTAAACGATTCTGGCGCGAACTTCACTGAGTAGCGTTTTCCGTCAACAGTCACTTCTAGGGTGATTTTTGAAAATTTTTCAATCTGCATGTGCGTTTCTCTTTCAGTTGAACCAGATAGCAATATATCAAAGGGCGCTATGTTTTGCAAACATTGCCATCCCAAAAAGGGCGAAATGTTCAAATAAAAAACATTTCGCCCCTTATTTCGCCCCTCGCTAACCCATTGATTTATATACTATTACCCCCTTAAAAGGGCGTAAGGGTGAAATATAATAGATAAATTGGTGACAGTGGGGGAATATAAAAAGGGGGAGGTATTGGGTAAAAATATAAAAATATGGGGTAGAGGGGGAGTGGACGCCTTTATTTCGCCCTTTTGCAGTTTTGGGGCGGATTTGTTAGTAAAATCAAACACTTGGCTGGGGGTGAAATACGGGGCGAAATGTTTAGAATGTTTTCATTGCACCTGCCGCGGGCCAGGCCCCACGAACTGGCTGCAATCCAAACAGATGAAAGGGTTGCTAAAGCTCTAATTGACTGGTGCTCTCAATACTGCGTATAATATAATCCAATATGCCCTCCGCCTCTGCCAGCCGGTGCGCGGTGGGTCTCACATGAAAGGAAGTGATATGAAAACAATGACGGCAATCCCGCTAAGCGAGCTAATCAAGAAGGCTGGAAGCGAGAAGAGCCTGGCCGAACTAGCCGGTATCCGAGACCTGAAGAGCCTTTCAACCAAGCTGGTAATGATCAATGGGTGCATGTATCGGCCTAGCATTTCAACCGGTGACTGGGCCAAGGTGTCTAAAGAATTGGTAGGTGACTTATGAAAAAGCTCTTAATCGGTTTAGCTTTATCGGCGGCAATGAGCGCACCGGTGTTTGCTGCTGAGCAGATGAGTAAAGAGCAGTTTTGCTCTGAGTTAGAAACAGAAGCTGTAGCGATAATGAGCGCAAGGCAATCTGGAGTACCGATTAGCAAGGTGCTGGCGCTTGTCGATAATGAAGGCATACACAAGCATATTGTCATGGATGCTTACGATCAGCACGCCATGCGGACACCAGAAAACGCTGCAAATCAGCGAGCAGAGTTTGGTATCAAATGGGGCTTGTTCTGCATTAAAAACAGATAGCCGTATTGTGGTATAATCAACCCGTCTTAATGGCGGGTTTTTTAATGGTGGTGCTATGGACTTAGACAGCTTTGATATTGACGAGCGCACTCGCAGAAGCTGAGCAGCGCAGAGAGCAGAAGCTCGCAGACGATGAGCAGCCCGTTGAGGCTGATAATGACTGCGGGGATGCGTGTAAGATTTAGAGGTAGCGACTCAAAAAGATCAAGTTTTATCATTTATTTGTCAAACAGTGCTTTACAGTGTTGCTAGCTGATCGTATAATTAACCCAACAAAGCAAAACCCCAAAAGGACTGAAAAAATGAAAGCTTACTACCCGACCCACCATTTAGGATGCCAGCCAATCCACGAAGTACAAGACTGGTCTTACGTCAGAAAGCTAATCAGAGCGGCAAGAAAGGGTGAGAGTATAAACCCGATTTTGATAGACGGCGAAATAGGATCTGGAACACTGCTGGCAGGTACGCACAGAGCCGCAGCTAATGACATCATGGTTATGCTAGGCGGTGAGGCTCTAATACCGGTCGTAAGCTTGAGTGAAATAGATGCGAGTAGCGACCTTATTGAAGCTGTAGAGGATGGTGACTTTAGAAGGATTGACGACTTATGGGATAGGTAGGGCAATATAGTAATATGCTTTTAAAAGATTGGGTTAGCGCTAACCACAGCAGCGCAAGTGAGGCAGCAAGATCGCTTAACGTGAGCAGGCAGATGATGAGCTATTACATTAAGCGCAGTGCCGTGATCTATAAAAATGTTATTTATTTGCCAGTAGGTAAAAAGTGATGGCCGATTTTCCCGACTATAAAACGGTTTCAGTTGATAAGCTGATTCCCTAGCAAATGTCTGTACGGCAAGGTATAATGATCACATCAACTAGGTGTGGAGGATTTATGGAAACCGAAGTCGTATGGAGGTCGATACCAGGCATTGACGGATACGTTGCAAATAGCCTTGGAGAGGTATGGTCAGTCGACCGAGAAGTTATAAAACGGCGCTCAGATGGGAGTGAGTACCTGGCGAGGTTGAAGGGCAGAAAGCTAAAGCCATAGCTGGCGGGACAGTACCTTTATTGCAGCTTAGGGTCGCAAAGAAAGACATCAGTCCATCGGATAGTTTGCTCTGCGTTTCATGGCGAACCTTTCAGCAAAGCCGAGGTGTCACATCTCGATGGGAACCCGCTAAACAACCAGCCCTACAATCTTGAGTGGGCCACTAGCTCACAGAATGAGCAGCAGAAGCGTAAACATGGAACCTACGCGCGGCCTAGGGTTTTTAAAAAACCTTGGCACAAGAAGCGCGGACCCAAACAATCCTGCTATCCGAAAGCTGATAAAATACTGCAGATGAGGGCGGAGGGAGCATCAATACAGGACGTGGCTGATATGCTGGGAATGTCTAAGAGCGGCGCCGCTAACGTCATCAACAACAGGATATAAAACATGAACGAATTCCCAGACTATAAGACAGTACCAACCGATAGCTTGCTGCCCTACATTCGTAACTCACGAACTCATAGTGATGAACAGGTCGCACAAATTGCAGCCAGTATCAAAGAGTTTGGCTTCCTGAATCCGATCATCATTGACGGCGACAACAGTATTATCGCAGGCCATGGGCGCGTGATGGCTGCTCAAAAGTTAGGCATAAAAGAGTTGCCGTGCATTGAGGCTTCACACCTATCCGATACACAGCGCCGCGCGTACATTATCGCAGACAACAAGCTTGCTCTTAATGCTGGCTGGGATGACGACATGCTACGCATTGAGCTAGAGGAGCTGGGCGTTGCTGGTTTTGATCTTGATCTGACCGGATTTAGTTTAGATGAAATTGACGAGCTACAGATTGAAGAAATCGAAGATGGCTTGACTGATGAGGATTCTGTACCGGAAGTGGTCGATGATCCGGTTAGCGTGCTTGGCGATGTTTGGATGCTGGGTAAGCACCGGCTGATGTGTGGGGATAGTACGAGTATTGAGTCGCTCGAGCAATTATGCAAAGGGCAACTGGTTGACATGTGGCTGACCGACCCACCGTACAACGTGGCCTATGAGGGAAAAACCAAGGACGCACTAACGATCAAAAACGACTCGATGGCCGACGATCAGTTCAGGCAGTTCCTGCGCGACTGTTACGTTGCTGCCGACTCAGTCATGAAGCCTGGTGCCGTTTTTTATATTTGGCACGCAGATTCGGAAGGCTACAACTTTAGAGGCGCAGCGCAGGATGCTGGGTGGAAAGTAAGACAGTGTTTGATATGGAAAAAGTCATCGATGGTCATGGGGCGTCAAGACTATCACTGGAAGCATGAGCCTTGCCTTTATGGCTGGAAGGAAGGCGCAGGCCACCTATGGGCTGCGGACAGAAAGCAAACGACGATCCTAGAGTTCGACAAGCCGTCACGCAATGGCGAGCACCCGACGATGAAGCCGGTCGAGTTGTTTGAGTATCAAATGCTCAACAACACTAAGGGTGGCGACATCATCATGGACAGCTTCGGCGGCAGTGGTACGACCATTATCGCGGCAGAAAAGAATGGTCGAGTTGGATATCTTATGGAGCTAGACCCCAAATACTGCGACGTCATCATCAAGCGCTGGCAGGATTACACAGGAAAAGAAGCTGTACTAGAGGCGTCTGGCGACAAGTTTAATGATATGTTTATTAATGGTCGCAGCGGCGAAAAGGCGGATGTATGCTAGGCAAGTGCGAGCGCTGGGCTGTCCTCTATACTCACGATCACATGCCCGTTGATGGGTGTGTGTTTACCCAAAAACCTGCAGCTGAGAAAGCGCTAAAGTCATTAAAAAATCCTGATAAGTACAGGGTTATAAAGGTTAGCATTGTTCCAGTGAGGGGTGACGTATGACAGAAGATAAACCAGTATCAGGGATGCCACCGCACGAGCCAACGCGCGCAACGCGCGATCTTGTACAGCTTCATACAATGGTCGGAACCACTCAGGAAACAATTGCCAGCATTATTGGTATTGACCCTAAGACTTTGCGCAAGTATTACCGCGATGAGCTTGACCAGTCCAAGGCAAAAGCCAACGCAACTATTGGCGGGGCGCTGTTCAACAAGGCGAAGTCTGGCGACACTACCGCCATGATCTTCTGGATGAAGACGCAGGCGGGATGGAAAGAAACAACAGCAATCGACCATAGTAGCAGTGACGGTAGCATGTCGCCAAAAGGCCGAACGCTAGACGACTTTTACGATGATGTTCAGACTAAATCCAAACCTTAAATCCTTTTGGGAGAATAGAAAACCTGTAAAGATTTTAAAAGGTGGTCGATTTTCTTCAAAAACTCATGACGCTGGCGGAATGGCTGCATTCCTAGCTAGAAACTACAGCTTGCGGTTTTTGTGCATACGGCAGTTTCAAAACAGAATAAGCGACTCTGTTTACACTGTTATCAAAGAGAAGATTGAGCAGGCGGGGTGGGAGAGCGAGTTTGATATAGGCGTGTCAACTATTCGCCATAAAACAACCGGTAGCGAGTTTCTGTTCTACGGTATCGCTAGAAACCTTAACGATATCAAGGGTACTGAGGGTGTTGATATATGCTGGATTGAGGAAGGTGAGGGCCTCACAGAGTCGCAATGGTCTGTTATTGACCCAACAATCAGGAAAGAGGGGAGCGAGATTTGGCTGGTTTATAACCCCCACCTAATCACTGATTTTGTTCAAAGCAAGCTGCCATCTTTACTTGGCGACTCATGTATTATTGAGCATATCAATTACGACAGAAACCCATTCCTATCTGACACAGCTAAGCAGAAGGCGGAAAGGCTAAAGCTAGCTGATCCAGACGCTTACAACCATATTTACCTTGGCCAGCCGATCAGCAATGACGATGCTGCGATAATTAAATTCAGCTGGATTGACGCAGCTGTTGACGCTCATATAAAGCTTGGCATTGATCTGAGCGGCAGCTATTCGGTCGGTTATGACGTTGCGGACGATGGTAAGGATAAAAACGCAGTGGTTGGGTTTGACGGCGCTATTGCTGATTATCTGGACTCATGGCAAGGGCTTGAGGACGAGTTGACACAATCGGCATGGAGGGCGTGGAGTGCTATGACGCCTAACGGCAGTCGGTTTCTCTACGATGGGCACGGGCTAGGTGCTGGTACTGGCTCGACGCTGATTGAGCACAAGAAAAAGGTCTTTAAGTTTTTAGCGGGTAGCAAGCCCATTAACCCAGACTCCGAGTACTCGCTCGGTATCAAAAATAAAGACAAGTTTGAGAACCTAAAGGCTCAGGCTTGGGTTGATGTTGCGGATAGATTCAGAAACACATACAACGCAGTAACGAAAGGCGATAAATTTGAGCCTAGCGAATTGATAAGCATCAGTAGCGACATAGACAAGCTCGAGGAGCTAAAAATACAGCTTTCAACGCCCCGCAAGATGTACAGTAAGCGTGGCTTGGACATGGTAGAAACAAAAGACCAGCTCGCAGCTCGGGGCGTTAAGTCGCCGGACTTGGCCGAGGCGTTTATAATGGGCGCATGCCCTCATCTTGTCGAGGTTGACGGCTACTCATGGTCCGGCTTTCTCTAGTGTTGTTACAATCCACCTATAGCTGTATGATTGACAAATATAAAAACGGTGGTATGCATGCGTATATTAACTAACATAGCTGACGGCCTGCGAAATGTTGTTGCCAATTTAGGTACAGCAAGAGACAAGGCCGCGCACACTCAGTACATTGATACGATGTACGATCCGCAAGACCTGCTGACTACCTACGCAGTTAGCTGGGTGGCACGCGCTGGCGTTGATTTGCCGGCAGAAGATGCTGTGCGTAAATGGCGGTCGTGGCGCGCAAGTGCTGAGCAGATCAGCAAGATCGAGGCAGTTGAAGAGCAGCTGGGTTTGCAGCCAAAACTGCAAGAGTGCCTGGTTAGCGCTCGCTTGCTCGGTGGTGCTGCAATCTATATCAACACCGCTGCGCCTGATAAATCACTACCGCTGAGCGAAAGCGAGCAGATAAAGTCTATCGTTGTGATGACGCGCAACACGCTAAAAGCTGAGCCGGTCGTCAAAGACATCGACAGCGAATACTACGGATTGCCAGAGTTTTACACGCTAAACAGCGGTGATAATGGCGGTCGCGTAACCATTCATGCGAGCCGTTTTGTAATCCTGCATGGCGCGCACGCGGTAAAAGACCCCGCTTATTCGACCAATGATTCAGCGTGGGGCGATAGCGTAATCAAGGCTGCGCGCGATGCGCTCAACCAGCGCAATAGCACGATGGCAAACATTGCCAGCCTGATTTTCGAAGCCAAGGTCGATGTGTTCAAGTTTAAGGGTTTTGCCGATATGCTGGCCGCTAATCAGGACGATGCGATTATAAGCCGTGCTCATTTGCAAGCGGCAATGAAGGGCATTAACGGCGCGGTCGTGATTGATGGCGATGATGAGTACGATCAGAAGACGGCATCGTTCGGAAGCTTGCCTGAGATTATCGCAAAGTTTCAAGAGGAAATTGCCGGCGCATTCCGCATACCCGTTACCCGCCTGTTTGGTCGCTCTGCTGCTGGTTTGTCTGGCCAAGGTGATGGTGATGAGCGAGTTTACTATGATCGTATTGCTCACGAGCAAGCGACCTGCATCGCCCCTGCTATGCGCAAACTAGACCGCTTGATCGTTCGCCAAGCGCTGGGCAGTAATCCGCTAGACGTGCACTACGAATGGCGCCCACTGCGTCAGAGTACAGAGCTTGAGCGCGCTGATATATTCGGCAAAGTGGCGAACGGTGCTAGGGCAATCGCTGGCAGTTCAGCGGGTGAGATCATTCCACTCGACGCGCTATCTGATAGCCTCGTAAACGAGCTGACCGAATTGGGCGTATTACCTGGTCTAGAAAGGTCGGTAAAAAAATACGGTACGCTATCTGAACAGAACAGTTTTACTGAGGGTGAATTATGAGATTCTTAGACAGCGTAACAACCGGTCAGCCGCGCATTACAAGTGACGGGTATTTAGTTGCAGATGTAAAGGCAGCGCGCACCGGCATCCAGTTATATACAGGTGCAGAACTTGGTCGGCCTGATCTTGATATTGTGCGTGTGTATCGGCCCGAGTCTGAGGTTTTCCACAAGGACAGCTTGGCAAGTTACGCATACAAACCGGCTGTAAATGGTCATCCGTCCGAGCCAGTGACTGCTGATAACTGGAAGCAGGTTGCCACTGGCCAGCTGGGCGGCGATGTGGTTCGTGATGGCGATCATGTGCGCGTGCCATTGGTGCTAATGGATGCGCAGGCTATCGCCGATTACAATAACGGGCGCCGCGAGCTATCCATGGGCTACGCCTGCGATGTCGAGTTTGAGCGCGGCGTAACGGATAGCGGTGAGGAATATGACGCTATTCAGCGCAAGATCCGCATAAATCACATTAGCCAAGAGCAGCGCGGGCGAGCCAGAACTGCTAGAATAGGCGACTCATGGGGTGTTGCCCCGATTAACGATAACGAACCACCAACGGGCACACCGCCCACACTAAAGCAAAAAGGAGGTCACATGACCACTAAGACCGTTGTACTAGGCGACAAGGCAGTACAGGTACTCGCTGAGGACGCCGCAGAAGTTGAGCGATTCAAGGATGCCGCGGCCAAGGCGCTGGCTGATACTGAATCAAAACACGAACAAGCATTAGCAGCGAAAGATGCTGAGCTTGAGAAATTACAAGCGCGGTTAGATGACGCCAAAAGCAAGATCCTATCCGACGAAGATATTGACGCAAAAGTGGCAGCACGCGCTGAGCTGATCGCCACTGCAAAGAAAATTGCGCCAACCGCTGAGCTTGCAGGTTTGTCCGATGCTGCTATCCGCAAGGCTGTAGTTACTGCCCGCCTGGGTGATGCCGCTATTACTGACAAGTCGGACGCATACATTGATGCGCGATTTGATATTCTCGCAGAAGACACCGCGCCGACTGATCCGGTCAGGGACGCCATCAAGGGCGGGATTAAATCCGTCGGCGATGCCGCAACGCAAATGAACGATGCTCACCAAAAGAGCGTTTCCGATCTCAACGCCTGGCGCAACGCGCAATAAGGAGGCACAACCATGGCTATCAATTTCAAAGGAAACCTTGCCGCGTTCGCGGTGGGTCACCGCGCAAATATGGAAGAGTGGAACACCATCACTCGGGTCAAAGGTGACGCTGACACATCCACTGGTGCACCGCTGCCTTTTGGCGTGCCCGTAAAGCCCGGCACAGGTGCACATACCTGCGTGGAGATCACCGCCACCACCGGTGAGAACGTGCTCGGAATCACCGAGGCTAGCCAAACGCTGCCACATGCGGGAGATGCGTACCTGCAATACGACAACGTAGCTATCTGCGAGGTTGGTGTTATCGGCGTACTGCTGGGCGCTGACGTGACCCGTGGCGCTCAGGCACGCTGGGACACCGCCAACAAGGTCTGGACCGGCGCGGCTCAGTCTGCAACTGTCGTGACCATTCCCGGCGCGCAGTTCGATGAGGCCGGTACCAGCGGTTCCGTTGGCGTGGTTCGGTATCGCCGCCCTGTCCCCTCCCTGTCCGTTTCTGGCACTTAATAAGGAGTCCAGCACATGAATTTTAACGACCAACAAGCTTTGGCCTTCGTTACCGGCCAAGCATACAAGATCAATCAGCGCGTGTACGAAACCCGCTACCCCGACTGGGATTTCGGTCGCCTCATCTACGTGGACACCACCGGCCCCGAGTGGGCGCCGGGCGTGCTCACTTACACATCCGACCAGACTGGTCGCGCCAACTGGCAGTCCGGCCATGCCAAGGACGTTCCGCTGGCCGACGTCAGCCAGGATTACCAGACCAAGAATTTCCATCTGGCGGCCATCGGCTACCAGTGGAATATCGAGGAAATCAACACCACGATGGGCTTCCCCGGCGCCAACCTGCCGGATCGCCGCGCCCGCGCTGCACGTCTTGCTTACATGAAATTCATGCACAACCTGACGCTCACCGGCAGCGCCGAAAAAGGCCTGGGCGGCCTCACCAACTACAATGGCGTAACCGCGACCGCCGCTCCGGCGGACGGTA